TTGTTGTATATTTCTTTCTGCTATAACCTGATCTTTTACTTGCTTCTTTTGTCTTCTAATTTTTAATACTTGATTTGCAAGTTTTATATTTTTAATTTCTCTTACGTCAATAGCGTCTTCTAACTCTATAGATTGTTGTGCTAATGCCTGTTGTATATTGTTTTCTAGCAACGCTTTTTCTTCTTCGTCTGGTGATAATTCTATAAATATACCAAAGTCATGTATATGTAGTTCTCCTAGATCTGCTAGCGTACCAACATTATTAGCGCCTATTTGTTGTGCAAAAGACTCTCTATTAGGAGAGTATTCTAAAACATCTGATATTCTCAACGATAAAGACTCTGCTATTTCAGCTGTTAAAAGTAATCCAGACTGTAATATATGTCTAGTTGCTGTGTTACTATTTGCAGCGGCTATTTTTTGTACACCAACGAGTGCATTGCTATCAGGCATACTACCATCTCTTGCTTCGTTTAATCCGGTTACGTCTCTTATCATCTGTAGGTAATAGTTGTAGTTGCCAATAAGAGCTTGTAGCTTTTGTCCTCCAGCGCCTGTTGTTATTTCCTGTATAGGCACTTTACCAGGATTCATGTCACCCTCTTGTGTAAATGATCTACCGATAACACTACCTGTTTGGAAGAACATATTTAAAGCTTCCTGCGGGTTATAGTTAGTTCCGTTACCTAAGTCTATTTCCGCTAAACCGTCTGCGTCTAGATAAACACCGTCCGGTGTCATACGTGACATTACTTGTTGTATTTTTAAATGTGTCAACTGAATCATATCAGCAAAACCAGTTATACGTTTTACTAATGAGTCTATTCTACCCTCGTACATTCTAGGTGCTACAATAGAATAATTCATCTTAACTTTAGCATGGTCACTTTTAGATCTCATCATGTTTTTAGATAGCTCCCACTTAAGTAGTTTGTTTATACCTACTATT